CAAGTGCTGGAAGGGCAAGGACGGGAAGATCAGCCACCAGGAGATTTCCCAGTTCATTCCCAATTTTCCAAATCGATCCAATCAGGAGACCCGCGACGCCGCGCTTATCGCGTGGAACTGGGCGGGGTTTCCCATACGAATGAAAATCAAGTAATTAATCATTAATCAAAACCGCAACAATTATGAGCAAAACTATTGAACAGGTTCGAGACGCCAAGGTAATGGCCGAGATCAATATTTGTAGAGTTATATCCAAGTTCATTGAGCAAAACAACGTGGATATCAGCAGTGTGAACATTGATGTTCGCAAAGTATTATTTGAGGGAAAAGACAGGCCTGTGGATCATAATATCCGCGTTGAAATTAGGGTACAAATTTAAAAAACCGCAACGTTATGACAGCAATTCAGAACCACTTTGAGGTGAACGGCAAGCCCGCCGTGAAGATCTTCGCCAAGGCCTTGGTGAACAAGCCCGGCCACAACGCCATCCTTTTCGACTGCGAGGGCGATAAAACTTGGCTCCCCCGGAGCTGCGTTAAGATCATCGACAACGAGACCATTTTGCTACAGGAATGGATGTATAACCAGAAATTTGAAACCAAGTAGCTATGAAGACTAATCAATTCAACGGCAAGGCCATCTACCAGCCCAAAGGGAAGGCTGCCGAATCTATTCACCCCTTAAACCGAATCAAATGACAACACTAGAGCTGCTAATCACCAACAAGTACCTGTACCTAATCGCCTCAATAATTCTCCTTATATGCTTGTTTATCGCTATATATGAACGGCTAAAGACGAGGGCACAACGGGTTATCAATCTAACCTACCATCTAACCTTCGAGCTGTTGAACGGCGACCGCCTACCCTTTCACCCGCTCTCGTTCGGCTCGCATCAGCACGTGATTAATGCCATTGGCAGCAAGGTGAGGCGAATTGTGCTGGTTAAGAACGGGCAGGACATCCGGCAGTACCGAATAGACCAGTATCCGGAAGCCAAGGATGAGGTAAAAAGACTTGCTAAGCTGTTCAGTACATAACTCGTTGATATCTTTTTACTCAAAGCCGTATTAGTGTAATACGGCTTTTCTTATATTTGGGGTTAATCAACGCCAAACCGCAATGAAACCAAAAGTTGTAGAAGCAAGCATAGATGAGCTAGTTCCCGACAACCTGAACGCCAACAGGGGTACTGAGTATGGTACACACCTGCTGGAGAAGTCATTTAGGGAGTTGGGGGCTGGCCGTTCCCTCTTGCTCGATAAGAACAACCGCATCATAGCGGGCAATAAGTCAACAGAAACGGCGGCGGCCATTGGGCTAAAGAACGTAATTATAGTTGAAACCGACGGCACTCAATTGGTGGCCGTTAAGAGAACGGATATAGACCTCGATTCCAAGCAGGGTCGTGAACTCGCAATTGCCGATAACGCAACAAGTAAGGCGAACTTAGAATGGGAGCCTCAAGCTATTGCCAGTATTGAAAAGGAGTGGGGTCTAGTGCCAGCCGACTGGGGTATTCCCGATTTTGACGAACCTGAGGAGCTAGAAGAGGACGAAGAGCCCACCGAGATATCCCTAACCGTTCAGTCCGATGACCCTGTAGCCCTTCGACTCTTGTCCGTTGAGCTGCAGGAGCGGGGCTTTAAGTGCAACCTAAAGGAGTAATGTTATGGCAAGGTACAACAAGCGAATCGTGAAGCGTATATGCGACCTGATCAGTAAGGATACATACACCATTGCCGAGATTTGTGCAAATGTCAACATATCAGAACGTTGCTATTACGACTGGCAATCGAAGCATGCAGAATTTGCAGAATCCATCGCGCGCGCACGGGAAAAGTTCGACGAAATCATTGTGCAGGAAGCCAAGAACTCCCTGCGAAAGAAGATCAATGGCTACACGGTGCAGGAGAAGAAGGTGGTGATGGTGGAGGGTAAGCCAGACGCAAACGGCAAGACCAAGCCGAAGATCAAGGAGCAGGTGACTATTGATAAGCACTACCAGCCCGATACGCCAGCCATCATATTTGTATTGACGAACAAGGCGTCTGACGAGTATAAGAATCGCCTAAACACGGAGTTAACAGGCAAGGATGGGAAAGATCTCTTTAAGAGCTTAACCGACGAGGAACTGGATCAGCGCATAGGTGAATTTGAGCGAAAGCTTGGGAAAAATGGGGATGAGCAAAAGTGAAAAGTTGGCCTACATAGAGGCGCTGCGTGAGCGGCTGATTCGGCAGAGCCGTGGCAGCTTGCTAACGTTCACCACGGCCACCATGCCCACGTTCGAACCCGCCCCTTTTCACATTCGGTACTACAACGTTCTTAACAAGTTTGCAGACGGCAAGATCAAGAAGCTGATGGTGTTCATGCCGCCTCAGCATGGTAAATTATTGCCAGCAAATACACCTGTTTTAACAACCAAAGGGTGGAAGAATCACGGGGATTTGGTAAGTGGTGACTACGTGTTCGGGCAAGACGGCAAGCCAAAAAGAGTAATTCAAAACTTTGGTGTTTACGATTGGAACGTTGAGAGGATAACGTTTAACGACGGAAACACAATGCTTGCAGCAAAGGAGCATTTGTGGAGATTGCAAGTAGAGTATGATGACCATAAAGGCAGACGTGAGGTTACCATTGAAACTCAACAAATATTTGCTAAAAAGAACCGCCGTGCTCCATTTATTGACATAGCCCCAGCCCTTGAAATGCCTAAAACAGACCTTCCAATAGACCCTTACGTTCTCGGGTGTTGGCTTGGTGATGGAACAGCAAGGCAGGGCGTGTTAACAGTTGGAAAGCAGGATATAGAACATTTTGCAAAGCTAGGTGAGTCTAGAGAGGTTAAGCCCGGTATATACAGGGTGCTTGTTCCTGGGCTTTCAAAACTATTAAGGGAAAACGGCCTTATTCTTAATAAGCACATACCCATGCAGTACCTTCTTGCGTCTAAGGAGCAGAGATATGAGCTGCTACGTGGACTAATGGACACTGACGGATGTGTTGATAAACGTGGAAACTGTGAATTTACTCAAAAAGATAATGGGCTTGTAAAGGACGTTTACACATTAATCCGCACGTTGGGGATAAAAGCGAGAATTAACCATTATGACGCTAGGCTTAACGGTAGGTTGGTTGGAATAAAAGTTCGTATAAATTTTAACCCTGACAGAACAGATCCAGTGTTTAGCCTTGAAAGAAAACTTAATAGGCTAACCAATAAGTCAAAAGGAGATAGGGACGATAAAAAGAAATATTTCATAAAGGAAATTAAACCGTTTGGACCTGTAAAGGGTAACTGTATTGAAGTGGAAGGTTCAATGTACCTTGCTGGACTTGATCTTATCCCAACACACAACTCGGAGGGTTCAACCCGTAGGCTTCCAGCCTTTGTCCTAGGTAAGAATCCAGACAAGAAGGTAGCGGTGATCTCCTACTCGGCCCCTAAGGCACGCAAGTTCAACAGGGAGATACAACGGATCATTGACACGGAGGAGTATGCTGAGATATTCCCCAGCACCAAGCTAAACGCTAGCGACATCACCACTGTGGCAGGGGCTTGGCTACGAAATGCCGACGAGTGCGAGATTGTGGGGCATAGGGGTGGCTTTAAGACCGTTGGCGTGGGTGGCCCCCTAACGGGTGAGCCTGTGGATATGCTGATTATGGATGACATCTACAAGGATGCCAAAACGGCATGGTCGCCCACGGTGAGGGAATCGATAGAGGATTGGTACGACACGGTAGCCGAAACGCGCCTTCACAACGACAGCCAGCAGCTCATAGTCTTCACTAGATGGCACGAGAATGACCTAGCCGGGCGATTACTGGAGCAGCAAGGGATTTGCGACCCCGTAACCAACCCCAACGGGTGGGTAGTGGTAACCTATCAAGCCATTAAGGTGGGTAAACCAACGGCTTACGACCCAAGGGAGGAGGGCGAACCCCTCTGGCCAGAGCGGCATAACCTGGAGAAGCTAAAGGCGGTAAGGAATAGGAATAGCCACGTATTCGAGTCGCTATACCAGCAGGATCCCAAACCGCTACAGGGGCTAATGTACGAGCAAGGCTTTCGAGAGTACGATGTGATTCCCTACTCGGCCAAAATGGTGCGAAAGAACTATACCGATACGGCGGATACTGGCGACGATTACTTGTGTTCCATCTGCTACACCGAGACAGAGGATGCCAACTACGTGACCGACATCTTGTACACGCAGAAACCGATGGAGTACACCGAGACGAAAACGGCCGAGATGCTCACCAAGCACCAAACGCAGGTATGTATTATCGAGAGTAATAACGGGGGGCGTGGGTTTGCCCGCAACGTGGAGAAGCAGGTAAGGGCGCTTAACAACACCAAGACCCGCTTCAAGTGGTTTCACCAGAAGGATAACAAGGTGGTGCGCATATTCAGCAAGTCGGCCGATGTGCAGAATATGGTCTACTTCCCGAGGGGTTGGGATAAGATGTGGCCAGACTTTTACCAAGCTGTAACCACCTACATGAAGGTGGGTAAGAACGACCATGATGACGCTCCTGATGCGCTAACAGGAACGGTTGAGTGGAGAGGTAAGGCGGTGAGCCGCGCCAAGGATTTGAGTGGAGTATTCTAAAACAACTATAAGCCATGGAAAACGAGATTGAGAAGCTGATACAGCAGGGCGGTGAGGACACCACCTACAGCATCATCATTGAGAAGCTTAAAAAGGGACGGGTGGCGAATGAAACCGCTGCCGAGGTAGCCAAGAAGCAGCTTGACCCGCTCCAGCACGACGTGTTCGATCGCATCAAGAGACCCGACAGGAAGGTGAAGATTGACCCCGACGACCCCGATTTCCAGCCCACCGAGAACACGGTGAACGTGATGGAGGGTTCAGTTTCCCCAACGGGTTACCGATTGGAGCCAGTGGCAAGGGTGGCCATAGCCCTACAGAAGCTCATTGTGAAACGGGCGGTGGCGTTCGCTTTTGGTAATCCCGTGGAGCTGAACGCTGAGCCTGAAGATAAGAGCCAGGAGGATGTGCTGAAAGCCCTGAAACGGGTGCTCTACGACGTGAAATCGAAATCGCTTAACCGAAGGGTAGGGCGTAACCTGTTCAGCTGCACCGAGGTGGCTGAGGTGTGGTACCCCGTGGAGCGCAAGAATAAGACCTACGGCTTCGAGAGCAAGCACAAGCTACGCTGCGCCATATTCTCGCCCCTGCTAGGGCATAGCCTTTACCCCTACTTCGATGAGCACGGCGACCTCATCGCCTTCTCTCGCGAGTTCACCGTTACCGTGGAGGGTAAGGAGGTGAGGCACTTCGAGACCTACACCAGCAACCTCATATACCTGTGGGTGCAGGGGTTAAACGGCTACGAGCTGGTGGATGGATACCCCAAGAAGATCGAGATTGGCAAGATCCCTATAGTGTACGCGCACCAGCCACAGGTGGAGTGGGCCGATGTTCAGAACCTGATTGACAGGCTGGAAAAGCTGCTATCGAACTTCGCCGACACCAACGACTACCACGCTGCTCCGAAGATTTTCGTAAAGGGGCAAATCACGGGCTTTAGCAAGAAGGGTGAGAGCGGAGCTATAATTGAGGGCGACGAGAACTCGGAAGCCTCCTACCTGTCGTGGCAGAATGCCCCAGAGGCCGTTAAGCTAGAGATTGAAACCCTACTAAGGTTGATATACACCATCACCCAGACCCCAGACATCAGCTTTGAGGCGATGAAGGGTATCGGGCAAGTATCCACACAGACTATGAAGTTGATGTTTATGGACGCTCACCTCAAGGTGGCTGATCATCAGGAGGTGCTGGATGAGTACATGCAGCGCAGGCTGAACATCATCAAGGCCTACATCGGCAAGTTCAACGCCAAGCTGGGCAGCGCGGCAGAGGATCTGTTCGTCGAGCCTGAGATTGTGCCCTACATGATCGTGGACGAGGCCGCCGAGATCAAGATTTGGCAGGATGCCAACGGGGGCAACCCGGTGATGTCGCAGAAAGCATCATTCCAGAAGGCAGGGCTAACAAACAATCCCGACGAGGACTATGAGCAGTACAAGACGGAGGAGTCAAGCAGAAGCTCATTCAGCGTATTCGAGCCAACCCCCGCTTAAATCTACTAATTATGATTAGAAGAAGTAAGGTAAAGGACGCGCCCCCAAAGGTTGACTGCCT